CAGGGGCCCCGCTTGCACCGAAGACACAACCCGTAATGTCGGCAGCGCCGGACATTCCCGAATCGTCAGACTCTTGCACCTTCAAAGCCGTCATGGCAATATCAGTTGCACCGAGTGCGAAGAAGATAGCGACCTTGCCGTAGCCGGCCGTGTCGATCGTGTTAGTCGTGAACGAAGCGTTGTCGACGATAGCCGCAGGAGGCGTAACGAGAACGTGCTTCACGCTTTGCATGATGTTCATAGTTTGTTCTCCTGTGCATTAAGAGTTGATGGAAGCGAATGCGATGACAGGGCCGGCAACACGAGCCGAAGCCGTGGCGCTGTAGTTACCAATGTCGTGCACGTTGATGTCGATGTACTGCGTTGCCTTGACGTACACGCTGTCGGTAGCGAAACCGAGTGATGTGTCCTGTTTGATGGCAGTCGTCATGCGATCACCGAACGAAGAAGCCTGTGCAAGGTTGCCGAAGTAAGCACAGATCTGCGAGTTCGCGTCTGCTGTTGGCATGACGTCAACATACTCGACTGGATAACCAAGGAAGCGCTGGCCGAACGAACCCGAAAGCTCAGCAGCCGTAGCGCCACCCGTAGCATATGCGAGGCGCTCTGCAGTTGCGGCGAAGGCTTGCTTCGAGAAGTACCACTTTGCACCAGCCAGGGCGTAGGTTGGAAGCTTAGCCTTACCCGTGAGGAAGTCACCAATGACGGCTTCGCTCCAGAGGTTGCCCGTCAGTGTCTGCACACCAGCGGCCTTGACCTTGTCGGCATCCGTCGTCCAGGTTCCGCCACCGTCTACGACGAGCTTCTTAAACTTGCCATCGAGGCCGAGAACACCACCGTAGGTAGATGTAGCATCGCCGTTAAATCCGGCTTCGTCTTCCTTCTTGGCGAACTGGCGAGCGACCGATTCAGCAAAGCGCAAACCGAGGTTTTGCGTGCTGTTCATGATCAGTTCTTCCGAGAGTTGTGCGTAGGCATACATCTTCTTGGCGTTCAAAGTCACGGCGTCGAAGCTCATGTCTGATGTCTGCAGTGTGCCCAGTTCCGAACCCCAGTATGCGGTGACGTCATCACCGGCCCGGAAGATGCGGATTGATTCGGAGCCCATCGGCTCAACACGTGAGTTGCGACGGAATGTTCCGTAGGATTCCTTCAAGCTGATGATAAGCGCAGAGGTTTCCGTTGGTACGAAGATGCCGCCCGTGGCATCGTTGCCTTGCGTGTGCGACTTGTACTCAGTACCTGTTACCTCTTGGTACTTAGCACGTGCGGCCTCCGATGTCAGGCCACCGACGAAGAGACCCGTGACGAGGCTCTTGTATTCGGTGTCGCTAAGGTTTGACTTAGCAGCCGAATCGCCGACCTTGACAGTCTGCGTCTGTGGAAGACGGTTGGTAGGGGTGTTGCTTTGTGCAACACGTGATGCGTTGGATGCCTTGATAGCTTCGAAGCCCTTGACTTCGTCGAGCTGCTTTTGCAGGCCTTCGATCTCTGTGTTCAGAGTCTTGGCCGTTGCGACGTCGTCCATCGTCGGCTCGGTCTTAGCGAGCACGGTGTCGAGCTCGGCAGACTTCGCGCTGATGGCGTCGTTGATGCTTTGGATGTTCATAGTTAGTTGCGTTTTGCGTTGATGACAGCGCGGAGACGCTCCATTTCGAGGAGTGCCTTCGCATTGGTTGGTGTTGCCGAATCAATCAATACTTTCAGATCGCCTACGGCTGATGACAGAGTTTCCAGCAATGTCGAAAGACGCGCCACGTTTGCCGACGACAGCGTGCGCCCTTCTTTTTTGCGAATGTCGGCACGTTCGTTCAGCCTCGTAATGACGCGCGTGAGTTCTGACGTTACCGTCTGCACGTCGTCATTGAGTCCCGATTTCACACCGAGCACCGCAGTAGCTGGGTTAGCTCCAAACAATACCGGGCTCCACTCGTACAAGCGGCCCTTGACTAATTCACGAGCACCATCAGGAGCATAGGTCTCCTCGATCACCGAGTAACCAATGCTGAATTCATCGATGATGCCTTCTTTGATGTTGCTGAATGTTTCGCGTCCGGCTTGCGTATTCAAATTAAATTGGCCTTTGATGTACAGCCCGCCCAAGTCCCGCAGCCCGACAGGCAACATTGGGTCACCTGCCATGAGCTCACGGGCTTCCAAAGTCTTCGCTACTGGCGTATTCCAGTCATGCTGCCATACGCCCTTCGGTAGCTTGCTTTTGATGCTTTCGTCGAAGAACCCATACTTGACACGATCGCCGACGCTATCGACGTTGTTGAATACGGAAACGATGGCCTCGACGATGCCCTCATCGCCTAGCGCTTTCAATTCCGTCTGAAATGATTTACGTTCGATGTTCATTCTCTAATCGTCCCCGATTTGTTTGCACAATTCTATGGACAATTCCAAAGAAAATCCCGACACTGTTAGGATTCTACACGACGTGCACGGGTGAAACAACGGCAATTGACCGCGTTGGCTGCGGAAAGCCCCGGCCCTGATGGGTAGGGGGTGGTCTCGCCGCCTACCACAAACTCACCGTTTGCGTTCTCACGTTCACCATGCGCGGCCGCGTGTGCAGGCCTTGCACCCGCCAATGCTACCCATTCCCGTTTGATACCGCCCAGGTCGGCCCAGACTTTCTTCTGGACCGTGCCCGTCGTGGCCGTCGAAGTCGTGCGAGCTATGGCGTCGGCACGGGAGGCCTTCAGGTCTGTGAACTTCGCCTTGAGTAGCTTGGCGAGATCGTCTTCCTTGGCAAGTGGGTTGTCGGCAATCAGCTTCTGAACATCGGTTCGTATTGTCCCCACCGATTCGGCAATCTTGTCGCTAGAAATCGTCATGCCCTCACGACGTGCCGTAGCGTATTCGCCCTCGGGAGCGTCGACCTCCTCAGTTGCTAAGGTAACCAGCAGGCTGACCAGCTCTTCGCGGCTGCCTTCTGTCATGTCGCTGAATTCCTTCTCCCATACGTCGACACTGAAGTCGTCGATCTTGGTTTGCAGGGATTTCGTGTTCGTGATGCTACGATACAGCTTGTCCAGTGCTCGCCCCCAGTCCCTCGCGATCTTCGCAGACGCTTGGTTCAAAACCTCGTCGTAGGCTTTGGCATAGACTTGGTCATCAGGATGATGCAGCCAGGCTTTCGTTTCGGGGCCTATGATCACAATCGTCTTCGGCTCCTCGGTAGGGATGCCCAGTGATCTGTACATCTGACGTGTCTCGCGATCGTTATCGATGGCCAGATGCACACCGCGTTCTTTCAATATCAGCCCCGCCTTGTATTCCTTGAAACGGATGGCAGGGGCTGTGGTGTCGTTGAGGTGGATGCGATCGTACCTCACACCAGCCTCACGCAACTGGTCGCGAGTTGCGTCCAGTTCATCCTCAGAACGCCCCGAGACGATGTCGATATACCATGTCTCGTGTAATCCGTTAACGTAATCGATAGCATCCTGACGTGGCGCTCCCGAATCGGTTAGCAGCGTGCCGTCGATGTCGACGATCACAGACTTCATGTCGCCGGCCACCTTCTGTGCGTCTTCAGCGTCCATCTGCCCCACCAGTTTCTTCGACCACGTAAAACCCGGATCACCACCCCACAAAGCCCACGCGATGCGCCCTGCGCTCGGGAACCCGTCCTGACCCGGTGACCATCCTTCGCCCTGCTTATCGATCTCGTGGCGTTGGAAGTACGAATACATCCGCCTCGCAGTGTCTGGCGATATGGTGCGACCATTGGACAGGTCACGTGCACGGGCAACACCGACCTCAGTACCGCCCCGGCCGTACTCACGTCTCCACTCGAGGCCCTTCGCGGCTTCGTCACGAACGCCTTGTGGTGGTGTGAAGTCGATGTCTTCGTATTGCTTTACGGCAGGCGAAGTACGAAAGGGCGCAGCCTTGACGGCCGCACCTCCTTTCAAGCTTGCGGTTTCGATGTTGTCGTCGTCGTTGTCGTCGTCGTCAGGCGTTTCGTTTTCACCCTGCGTCGATACCGCTTCCACAGCTACCATCTGGCCGGCAAGGGCCTGCACAGTCGACAGGTCGAATCCGACCTCGACACCATAGTCAGGGATCGCGATTTGTGCGTTCAGCTGGTCGGCGATCATATTCCAAAACGGAACGCGCACCATGTTCGTAAAGTCTTTGGAGGCCTGTTCAAAATTCGAATACGTGGATTGAGACAATCCCATATGCGTACCGGCAATGATCGGATGTACCTTGTATGTGCCGCAGATGCGCGTCTCGTATTGCCCGAATGTCTCCGATAGCCCCATTTCGTCATAGTCCAGCGCAAGACGTTTGATGTCTTGCACACCCCAGAGCACGCCTACCGAACCACGTTTGTTACCACCGTAACGACGTTTGAAGGTGCGCTCCATCACGTCGATCTGTTCGGGTGATGCCTCTTCATTGAGCAGGATAGTAGTCTTCGGCACGGCGTCGTTCTTATGCACGTTAAATACCGTCGAAGCGGCTTCGTTGAA